ATATAATTTTATATTAAAATTAATACATAATTTAATAAATTTTTTAAACAAACGATCTACTTTTAAATTTTGTTTTATATATATTAATTTAGGGGTATGTATTGATTCATCAAAAAGAACTAATAATTCTTTATTTGAATTATCCATATATTTCTATTATTTATTTTACTTTATTATTTTTATACTAATATGTTTTATATTATAACTTGTTTATAAAATCTAATACATTATTAATTGCCATTTTTTCTTTTGATAATTTATCATTCTTGCTTACATTAAATTTTTCATATGATTTTTTCATATCTTGAAATGTTTCTTGTGCATCAGTTGTTGTATTAGAAGTAATAACTAATTTTTTAGATATTTTATTTTCTGCCATTTCTTTTAACAATTTTTCTTGTTCCATTTTTTCTTTTTCTCTTTCTTGTATTGCATTTGCCATCTTTTTATTAATTTCATCATAATCTGGGGTTGTATCATGTATTTTTAAATCATTTGGATTAGTAACGTTAGATGGAAAATTATTTGTAATTCCCTTATACACTTGCTTAGAAAATGTATAATTTATATTATTTCTTTCTTTATTGATTGTCTCAAATTTTTTAATTACATCAGGGTTGTATTTTTCTTGTTTATTCATAATCCTAATATTTATTCTTATCTTATGTTAAGAATAAATATGTCTACATCAGACGAATTTAATTTAAATCAAGACATTTTTGACGAAAAAACATATAGACGATTGCAAGTTGTTAAAAAAATAAAACCACCATATATTGATAGTATTGTAAACTATCTCCAAACATTACCTACATGTAATTTTTTGAATTATACATATACGATGACACCTATTGATTCACCACCTATGGAAGATTTAAATGATTCCACATTTTCAAAGTTTAATTCTATTAAAAATGCAGTACTTTTATTAAAAACAAAATATACAATTAATATAAATTTACATACAGTCATTATATACGGTAATAATATTAGTCAATTATATATTAATCATATTGGAAATATAATTAATTGGTGGTCACAAATAAAACCACAAAAATATACAGTTATATTTTATTTAATTGATGTTACTAAACAATTACCATTTTATGATCTATATGATAAACCTATACTAACAGAAGAATATATTAATAGTGGATTTACCTATAGAAAATCACGTGCAATACATATTTTTAGAAAAGAAGAATTAAAAGTTTTAATACACGAATTAATACATGCATCTAAATTTGACTTGGATAATAATAAATTAATAAATATACCATTCGTTTTAAATGATGATAATATAACAAATGAAGGTATTACTGAATACTTAGCAATTATATTTTATTATTGGTATATTACACAATATGCTATTCATAATAAAGTTACTACTATTGATAATAAATTAAGTTACTTCACAGAATTGTTAAGTAATGACTTAGGTTGGCAAGTGTATCAAAAAAATAAAATTTTACGATTTTTTAAATTATCACCAATTGATTTATTAAATAAAAATGACTTTCGTCAAAAAACAAGCGTATTATCTTACTTTTTTCTTAAACATTATTTATTTTATCATGATTCATTGTCTATTATATTATCTCGTGATTATAAAAAAATTAATACACTTATTTCAGGTATGGATACTTTTATTAAGAATTATAATACTGAAGAAATACCTCATCATTCTAGAACACTGCGTATGAGTTTATACGAATTAAAAAATTGAGTTATATTACTATATACTTTATAGTAGTATAATTTTATACTTTTTCTTATTTTTTATTCTTCTTTTACTTTTTTATTCTTTTTTATTTTTATTCTTTTCTATTTTTTCTTATTTTAATAATCCTAATTTATATTTAGGCGGAGCTGCCAGCTGCCTTGCCCTTTTTAGGGGCTGCAGCTACAGGGGCTGCAGGGGCAGCAGCTTTGGCTGCACCAGTTGCGGGGGCCGCTTCAAGGGCCTCGCGCGCACGGCGGTAAATAATTGCCAAATTTTGGTTAATAGAACTAAAATCAAGTGTCTTGTCGGCACTCAGAGAAAATAGTTTGCGGAGTTTGGCATCAGGAATAATTACTTTGCGGTCAAATCCAGTTTCTTTAGAAGGATCAGGTTTGTAGAGGCTATTGGCCTTGACATAATCAAAAATTGCACCAGTCAGTTCCGTGCGGCGTACAAGGCCATTTTCAGGAATAGTGACTTTAACATCAGTCAAAAATGCACGGGCCTCGTCAGGGAGGGGAACCGGTTTGAGGATGCCGCTATCTACAACTACCTTGCGGGTCTTCTTTTTTTGGCTTTGCATACGCATAGTTTGATTGTGCGCACGTTTGAGTTGCGCAATCATACCACCAAACGCAAGGGTTTGTTGGCGGAGCTCCTTGTATCGCTCAAGCATCATATCAAGTACATCATCAAATGATTGTTTTTTGGATTCTTCTACATCAGTTTCATTTACATCAGTTTCATTTACTTCATCAGGTTTAGTTTCAATTACTGGCTCCGATTTTACTGGCTCCGATTTAACTTCTTCAACTTTCTTGCTTTTAGTTGCTTTAGACATTTTCTATGTTATATAATATATTATTGTTTGTTGTCTTTAAGTAATTTATTGCTAAGAACTTTTATTGTCAATTTTTATTTATTACACTAATTCAGAAATTACTTAAACTCATAAAATTGTAAGAGTATATATGGAAAAAATAATTAATACTGAAACCGATAGCGATGTTAATATACGCACTGAAGTAAATAAAATAGAATATTTTAATGATAATTTCAAAATAGAAGGAAAAAATGAATTATTGTTAAAATCACTTACTACCTTCTTTACTGAAGATAAGTTTACAAAAGTCATACCAATAATCACTGGAATATCTAAAATATCTTTACGCGTTATCGATTGGTTTGTTACAAATTATTCTAAAAAATACCAAGTAATATACAAAATAAAAGATAATAATGAAGAATGTTACATTAATATTTATAATCATTATAGAAGCCAATTAAATGCATATGGTAAAAAATATATTGATCCGTTTTGTAGAGGTAAAGATCGCATTTTATTTAAAGTATCTGAAACACAATGTGTTATGACGAATATTAGTCAGTTGAATTTTTTTAAATGGACATTACAATACAATGTATTAGATTATATTGATAAAAATTATAATACTATTGTAAATGATATGACTACAACATTAAGTAATACACCATCTAATAATAAAAGAAGAATATTTTCATCAAATAGCGGTAAAACATTTAAAAAATACGATGAAGGTATTTCTGTTAATATTTCAAATAATTAAATTATTATTTAATTACTTTTTTTTGATTTTGTTGATTTATTATCACTATCTGAATCACTACTACTATCATTACTACTGTCACTAGTAGTACTTTTATTATCTTCATCGTCAGATTCAAATAATACTTTATCTTCTTCGATAAATGATAAATTATAACTATTTTTCTCTTCTATTATTTCAGGTTTAATATAAATACCAAATGTTAATTTATTTGTCTCAATTGTTTTATTCACCCATATTGCATATATCTGGATAATCATTCGTAATCTATTATTTTTGGTTAATTCATTAATACTAATTTCTATATGCTCTTTTTTAATAATTGTTGTATTTGTTACTTTTATTTTTATTATACCATCATCGCATTTTTCTAAATGTTCAGATTGTTCCATTGATGATGTCGCATCTTTATTTATTTCTTTTATTATTGGTACAAATTTTACACTTTTTTGATTATTAAACCATTCATGTCTATTATGATTAGCATCTGATAATATTTTATTTTGTAAATTATGTAAAAATTGTTTAAATGGTAAACAACTTATACCACCTAATGGTAATAATAATTCATAATAGCCATCTTTTTTAATTGGACCAAATACATTTATTAATTCTGGTGTTTGAATATATAATGGGCTTCCCCTTTTTTTATCATATATATTAATTATTATTTTATTCTTGTTAACTTCTTCAGGTCTATCATAAATTAAATTATCCAAATTATATTTTTGAGGTAAATACTGCATTTTTATATTTTATATATATTATCTTAAATATCTATAAAATAAAATTTATTAAAAATATTTTTTAATTAAGCCGTACTAACATTTGCCTTTTTACGAATAGGCTTCGCCTTGGCTGCCGTCTTCTTAGTAGGTTTAATCTCATCTTCTTCATCTTCGTCCTCGTTTTTATCATCTTTATCATCTTTATCATCTTTATCATCTTCATCATCTTCATCTTTAGACACTTCTACTTTTTTAGTTACTTTAGATGATTTCATTTTATCAGAAACTTTCTTTGCAATATCATCAGCATCTTCTGCATCATCTTCATCTTCTGCATCATCTGTTTCTGCTGTCTCTTCTTTATCCTGAATAGTTGTTTTAGTATTTTTTGAAATATTCATATTCGATGTTTTCTCAACCAAATCATCATCATCAAATTGAGATTTCATAAACATATTTTTCATGTTAATATTTCCATTTGCATCAGTAATATCATCGCGCATTTCAATCTGCATTTGCTCAATTTTAAATGATGCACCATATTTACCAGGCAACTTTTTCTGCCGCCAAATTTTATTCAAACTAACAATCATTCGGTAACGAAATGTTCCACGACGAAATTTAGCTTCAAAATCAGAAACAGTTTTAATTGCAACTGGGTCAGGATTACCCATCACAAAGAAACTGGTCGTAATATTTTTAGTTGCCATATCCGTTCGAAAATTAAATCGAATGTAATACATCGGCTCACCTTCCTTATTTGTTGTCTCACCAATAATATTCTCCAAATCAAATTTCTTTTCATCCTTTTTACCAATAATTAATACCTTATCTTTAACAAGTTTACCCTGCAATTCTACCATTTTTTCATACAGTTTCTTTTCATCAGGAGTATCACCCATATAACAACGCCATTTGGCACGTTCACTCTCTTCTTTAAAAAGCTCATTACCCTCCTTATCTTTTGCAGGAGGAAAACCACCAATGGTATAATTCATCATAGGTGTCTTCATGTAAAGCATTGAAATAACACCATTTGCATATTTATATTTAGGTAACGATAGAAGTTGGTATTTAGAATATTCATTTTCTTTGACCTCTTCAATCACCAATTGCTTAAAATCGACTTCATCAAATGATACGATGTTTTTGTTAGCCATGTTATTAGGATTGTTAATGATCTTGTTGATTTATTATGTTTATTAATAAAGATATATCTTTAAAATATAAATTTATCAATTTTTATTAAAGGAACCTTTTATTCAATTTTATAGGATGATAGAGGAACCCATCTAGGGTTATTATAATTAAATCCAAGAGTATCTACTTTA